TTCGGGTCATAATATGTTATGGAATCTGGCTATGCGAACGTCTAACCCAGCGTTCCTATTAGCAGTTAGATATAGTCTCTCTGAGAATAGCTTCTCCCAACCATACTCAGAGTCAGGTGCCGCTGGGTAAGCTGAATTCTCGCTACACTTTGGATTATTTGGATCCTCTTGATTATATGCTGGATACATGCAGGCAGAGCTAGAGTAGAATATCTTAGCTTTCCACCTTACGGCCCACTTTACTGCATGGAGATTTATTTGAGCAGAGTTTGTCATTACGTTGAGGTCGTTCTCCCCCGTAAAGATATATCCTGCACCACCCATATCGGCTGCTAGTTGATAGACTTCATCAAATCCACCATAGATATCATTTAATTGATTCCAAACCCACTCAGTAGTTAAATCTCCTGGGAGATACGCAGAGCAATAATCATCCTTGTTGGCGTATTCATTCTGCATTTTGAGGTCAACAACCACTACCTTGTGTCCTTCTTTGTGTAATCTCTTAGCAAGGTGATGACCAATAAATCCGCCACCACCACAAATTAGAATTTTCTTTTTCATATTAGACTCTTGATACCTTGATCTAATGATAGTTCAGGCTTCCAAAACTTTAATACGTATTCCGAAGGTGTATTCTTAATACCGGATTGTATTTTATCTCCAGCTACACCTCTTGATATCTCACAAGGAATGACTGATTGGATAATGTTAGCCACATCTAATACAGAATTCCATTTGAATGAAGTGATATCAATGTATTCGTTAATATCGTAGCTTGAGTAGTTTTCACACCAATGTAATAAAGCCCGTGAGCAGTCTTTAGTATGTAAGAACTGCCTTTCCTCTTCTCCTGAAGTTCTCATGGTGATCTTACCTTGCTTCGCCATATGAATGAAATCAGTTATAACGTGGCTCTTTGGACTCGATGGGTCTTCATATCCATAAACATTCCAGAACCTGCATATATGACCACCTACTGATCTAGTGTATCTCTCTCCTAGATCCTTTAGGAATCCATAGTTAGTGTGGTGCATATTGGACATTTGGCTGGATGCAAACAAGAATGGCTTTTTGTGTATCTGTAGCAGCCTAAATGAGTTATCCATCAGCCTAACATTCTCAGAGATGTAAGGTAACGTCTTGTCTGCTTTCTCTAAGAACTTGGAGCCTCCAACTTCAAAAGCAAGAAACAATACAACGTCACAAGATCCCAATGCATGATCTAAACTTTTATACCCAAGATCAGTAGATAGATCTTGGTCAAATGCAATCTGCTTATCAAATGTTATTACGGTATGCCCGTTTATTCTTGCATACTCACAAAACGGCTTTCCAATCTGGCCTTCCGACCCTAGAACAAGTATTTTCATATTATTATTTTAGACAAATGAAACTAAACACACCTGTAGAATCATAGATGGTGTTTAAATTTAAATGTAAAAAAGTTTTAAAACCTAGAGACTTGAAAAAGTTTTTCCATTCAAGTTTTGTCTTACAGTTTATGTGAGTTTTGTCTTTTCTAGAAATTTCTAAATAATAATTTTCACTTTGCTTATCTGCCACAGGAATTCTCGCAACAACCAAGTTAGGATTAGAAATGTGTAGATTAGAAATTATATCCTTATCTTCAATGTGTTCAAAAACATCTAGGCAAAACATAATATCGAAATTTCTCTCAGGAGTGCTCTTTTCCACCCTCAAGTTTTTAGCAATGCACTGCTGTCTTGCCCAGTCAGAGATCTCAACCCCGCAGATGTTTTTATAGCCCTGTTGACGTAGTCTGTCCAAGAGAAACCCTACTGCGCAGCCAAAATCAATAATGGATGAGTCTTTATTTATCAGACCAAGTTTATTTAATAAATCTAAGATCTCATCAGTAAGCTTCTCATACCTTTGACCCCGCTCTAAGTAATTAGAATAATTATTAGAAGTGTAATAGCTCTCGTCATAAATGCTCATGGGAAGTTTCTATCCGGTAACTCTGAGTTCACTGTGTGCAGAAGCTTATTGTTAAATTTATAGTAACAATACTTACAAGACTTATCCCAATCCTTACCACTATTGCATTTTATTTCGTATGGATAATTCTTTTCCTTAAGAGACTTATTCATATTCTCCCAAATCTGCAATACATCATCAACTGATCCCAAGGAGTAGCTCAAATCATAGCATCTATGGTTCAATACGTGGCTAGTGCAGATATAAACTTGGTAATCTCCTCCAGTGGGGGAGGGGGCAATGTAGGGTCTTATCCCGCCCACATAACATCCATACTTGTAGGCATCATCGTTTACATCTATGTCTTTTATAAAGAACTTATTATACTTATCAACTTTGGTAACTATGTCATAAAATTTATCTTTAACATTCTTGTTATTACCCTTGATAAGGCAATTACCAGCGATCCTTACAAATTTTATGCCTGGGTGAAGTGACACCAGTTTAGCTATTCTCTCAATAGTCTCTGGCGTGGTTCCTTGGTAAACTTTATTTGTTCTTGATAGGGGGTCTGCTACACCACCAGTCTCGTATATTATATAACTAAATGCTAACTTAGAGTAAGGGAACCCATTAAAATTATAATCTTCTGGATTGACCCCTTCGTCTAGCTGAATCAAAGAAATTCTTATCCAAGAGATATAATCATGAACTTCCTTCTTTAGGATTTTTAGATTTGAGCTATTGGTTATAATACCAATTTCAAACCCCAAAGAGTTTGCGTAGGCGATTACGTCATTTATAGTCTCCCCAGAATCCTTATCTCTATACAGAAGAGGATTTCCTCCTCCAGTAATCTCTACGCTCTTTGCGCCTAAGTCTCTGAAGTCTTTAAGCAGCTTTTTAATTTTATCGAATTTTAAAAAGCTCTTTAGAGGTCTACCTGCAACTGAGCAAAAAGGGCAATCACTATTGCAAGTCTCAGTTGGTGCTAACTGAACTGTAATAGGAGTTATTTTTTTGTTATGCTGAATGTTCCAAAGAACTTCAGTGTGTTGTAGGAGCTTATCACCCCAAGTGCTATATTTTTGAGTTAATTCTTCGTGTGATTCCATAATAAATGACTAAATCTAGTTTTGTTGTTCTCTAAGTAGGCTGGGAGCCCTGCATCGTTGGTGTTGCTAATAGCAAATCCTCCCCTATCATACGGATCAATTAAATTTAAAGACCGTCGCTGTATGTTCTCTAGGGAGGTATAGTGGTCGGAGTTATACTCTGTATGTGAGCTTGCTAGCATCTTCACCCTCTTCTCCTCTAACGTCCCAGTGTGAGAGAAGTGCCATCCTGCATTAGGGATAGAGGGGAGTCCATCCTTGTTGTCTCTAAGTGCTCTAAGATTACTATTTTTAAACTGTCCGTAGTTTATAACTATTGGACAGTTAAACCATGCATGATTAGATGGTGCAGATATCGGAGTATCACAAAACCAGTAGTATCCTCTAATAGAAAGAACTGAAGGATTGGATTGTAGCCCATTAATTTTTATGTTATTTATAACATCATGCTTAGGAATCTCGTCTAAGTCTGAAAAAAGAATTAAATCAGAATCATCTAATGAAAGTTCTTTCAGCCCTTCTAACATAGATTCCCGCTGCAAATACATTAACAAGTGCTGGTCTTGTGATATTCTGCTACGATGGTCTAATAGATCAGCTTTTTTGTATTTTATATTAAAATCTTTGAACCTATCATAAAATTTTTCTAAGTGGTAGTCTTTTTTAATCCCTGAACCAGTTATATTAGATTCAACTATTAAAAAACAATCTACCACATCCTTCAGTTCATTCAGCCTGATTTCAAGCAAGTCTAACTCTTGCAAAAAACAAAAACAATCTATTAGCTTCATTTTAGCACTCAGAGGGTAACTTCTAGGTCCATGTTGAAAGCTACTAAACCTGTTCCTGATCCATGTCCGACTTTTGAGATATCCCACTTCTTCTCTGGGATTGAGTTCCAGAATGATACCATTCCAGGGAACATGAAATGAGTGCCTGGGGTAGAGATATCATCAAGAATAACTATCCCTCTATATCCTATGTTTCTCAAAATCTCAAAGAATCTTGTCTCTTGCACTCCATCATGAGGATCTAGATCCAGGAAGATCAAGGGTGACTGGAGCAACACCTCTGGGGACTCTGTAAGGAGGTCCTTCTGAAAGAAGGATATATTCGTGTATTCACTTCTATATGCAGGGGATACTTGGATTAGGTCGTAGCTTCTCACCGAGTTTCTCTTGTTCGCACCCAATGCCAAAGCACTCATTCCTGTCCTAGATCCACCGTCAATTATGTTACAATTTTCGTATAGCGTGGATAAGAATCCTAATAACTTGTAATGCTCCCCATGCTCAAGGCCATCGTTAGAGTGGGTTGGGCTGTTAATCTTATGGTGGTTATACTCAAATGGATACCACCGCTCCATGAAAGATACGTCATGGTCCTTAACTAAATTCAAATCAAGCTTCATAGACTTTCCTGTAAAATTAATCTCAAATTTTTATCGGGGGATGCCCAATTTTTGTAGGTGTTGAAGTTTTTACTAATCACCTCAGTAAAACCATTATAGTAATCTTGGGTGCAATTATTTAATAATTTCAGGCAGTCCTCTATTGAATCAAAATTCAATATCCCGCCTACGTCAAAATACTTATCTATGTTAGGGGCACCCCAGTATAGAGGGACAGTCCCGACCGAGAGACAATCTACTATTTTATCCGTGAAGTAATTGTCCATTCTGCTGTTCTCTATCACTATTGAGAACATATAATCTTTAAAAGGCATCAGTCTGCCTTCGTTTGTGTGGGGGAACTCATTATACCCAGTTCCATATAAATCAACAGAATGATTACCTAGTGAAGAAATTAAGGAGTGTCTTAGTCTATGCCCTGGGGCGTAGTTCTTGTTTGAGGCTACTATGGATATTAGTTTACTCTTTTTGTGTATCTTACAGTTTTCCTCGGATATCCAGCAGGCCCCAAACGGGAACAACTTTATCTTTTCAGGATTTGATTTTACTAAATTTTCATCAAAAGTTAAAATCAAATCAAAGCAGTTTTGGACTAAAGGATTTTTTAATAACTCATACCCTTCTGATTTTATTACCGGAGGCTCAATTAGCCAAGCGACTTTCTTCTTAGAGGTTACCCTATTAACTAATGGTATGCAATCATCTACAAATACCGTGGTTCCGCTGTAGTTCTGTATATTTTTGACAACCTTTAGATTGTCATCAGGCCACCACATATTGGCGTAAGAGTCCTTGAATGGGATGGTATTTGATATTAAATTAATTTCCATATAAGTTCTTGTAATCAAGTTCCATAGCTTCTTTCTTATTGCCATTACCATACCTGCATGGGCCAGCGTAATGAATAAAATTGGCTTTATATCTTTCGTTGGTTGGGTCGTTTTTCCCTAGATCCATTCTGTTAAAAGAATAATCTAAAGATTTAAAGGGAATTTTATGTTTGCTAACAACATAGTTCAAGGGAGTTTGTTCGCTAGAATCTATGGAAAAATTCTTATGGGTAAACTTCATCTGAGCCATCAAATTTAATATATTCCTATGACTCTTATTGAGCAATATACACCCAGTATTGAAGTATTGCTTTCTTCCGTTATATACGGGCCAATCAAAGTCTGGACTATAGGTGTCTATCCAGCTTTCTCGCTGCATCCACTCATCATCAGAGTTTTCGTTAAAGGCAAACAGAAAGTCTTCAGTGTATTTTTCAAAGATATTTTCAGCTTTTGGAGTAACTAATATATCACAATCTATAAGTAAAACTCTGTCATAATGATCCAACAAATCTAAGCATTGTAATTTTTCGAAGTATACAGAGGGTCCGTTTATCCTAGTTTTGTTAGATATAAAATAATCTGCTTTACCTTGAGAATAAGACTTTACTGAGTTTATACATAGCTTATACCCTTCATGGGGTTGTCCTATAAAAATTTGGAATATTGCTGTTTTCATGATATTTTATTGTTATATGCTTGCTGCAAAAATTTTAAAAATGGCTCAACCTCTAATTGTCTTTTTCTTACATTTATATAATTACCTAGATATTTTACAGGTTGGTTAGGATTACTAGAGATATCGTGAACATGCTCCCACGAACAGTTCTCTGCTTTAGTAACAGAATACCCTACAGATGCGACTCTGAGCCCGAACTCTACCTCATCAGCTAACGGGCTAGCTATCTCTCGGAATCCTCCAATTTCAAGGATTACTTTCTTCCGCACCCCAAATAAGAATCCTTTTGGTGTTTTTACTTTGTCTCCATCAAAGCCACCTAGATCAACCCCGACCATACCCACCCTATCCTGCACTAAGGATGCCATCATGTTCTCATAGGTCGTATGCCCTACTCGACAGTCATCATTCACTACTATGCAGTATTCGCAGTTATTAGAGTGTAATGCAACATTCCAGGCAGTAGCACACCCTATATTTTGGCTACAATCAATCCATCGAGTAATTCTAGAGTCAGACTTTACATAGTTACGTATTTCAGTTGTGTCCTGATCATTATATGGGTTTATAACTACCACAGTCTCTGAAGGCTTGAGTGTTGAATTTGAAGCATCATCAACAACTCCTTTAATGTTGTGTAAGCTTTTCCAAGCTACAGAAATTAGACAATAACTCATTTTAATGAACTCAATATACCTGAAATCATCAAATCTAGGTCAGGGGACTCACAATCCTTATTACACACAGAATCTAGTGTAGGCCACCCAGATAAATTAGTTATCGTAGATTTGCATCTAGATAAACATTTAGAGTAGCACGCTTCATCATAGATGCCATTGGACAATTTGAAGAAGTGCGGCTTGTTAATTTTTTGAGCACCAAGTAAGTAAACTTTAGTTCTCTGAGAATTAAAAATGTGATGCATTCCACCATCAGATGTTATGCCCAGCCTCATGGATTTTACTAGTTTAGCCAATTCTAGAATTGGTAACTTAGATATATGGTAATCTCCTAAATTATTATTATCCCTAGAAAATTCATATATCTTTATGCTGCTGTCATGCTTTCTTATGGCAGACACGATTTGCTTCCAAGATTCAAGTCCCTTAGGCCCAGACAGCCTATACCCAATTCCATCGCATCCTGGATGAGGGGAGGGCCTTCCAGCCAGCTTTGTATCAGGGACTATTGCGACAGCGTTCTGCTTAGGGATGTCCTCACAGAAGACCTCGGGGTAGTAATTTTCTGCTGGCAAATCTAAGGGAAGCCCTAGCTGCAAACAATAATTTAAAGTTATTATATTTATTGACGGATGCTGATAGAAGTGATCAAAGTTAGCATTCCAAGTCTTCCATAAGTCTGGATGCCACTCAGGGTATACTGTTACTGCTGCCCTGTTAAACGCTATGCTTTTCCAGATGGAGTGATTGAGAAGTTCATTTGGCTTGGGCTCTCTCACATGGTCCACATTCTTATCTTTTCTAAAAACTTCCCCAAACTCAGCATCTGTTATTACCGTCAATTCATCGGGTTTAATAGCCTTTAATATCTTCGGTATAAAAGTTGTCATTACCGAATCCCCTAAGTTATTCGGCCACAACCATCTAGGGTAATAAAAATTAATCATTGTAATCTTGCGTAAGGTTTTTTATTTTGGAGTTCTACTGCACAACGTATTTGATCAGCCAATTTAGAGTTATTAGAGTGTTCATTGTTTTGGTGTATTCTGTAATACACCAAATCTTCATTGATAAACCTAATCCTGTCTTTCCCACAAAGTTCTAATATTGGTAAGAATATAGCTACATCAGGTGCAGAACTAAACCATTTCCCAGAAGAGTCTTTCATATCTTCTTCTAATAGGTTTGGGATGAGGCTAGCTCTAAAGGTTCTTAGGTGGGACCAAGACCATCCGATTTTTTTAAATGACTCCCTAAAGGGTAAGTTATTTAACGGAGCACATACTGATCCCTGCCTAGAAGTGTAATTCCCATAAGTAGCCCAAACATCATTATTGGAATAAACATACCTCAAAATTTCTAAACATCGGTGATTTATTAGTTTGTCATCCCCGTCTAAATGAATTACTATATTATTTGGATTCGGGCTTATTTTCTGCAAAGTTTCAAAGTGATTCCTACAAGCCCCTTTATTTTCCTCATCAATGATAACATGATGAACAGAAGATAAGGTTTGCATTCTAACTGAATGAATACATTCATCCAGCCAATGGATAGGGCCTTTATATGGAGTTATTATGTGAAAAGTAAAGTCTTCCATGATTCTAGTATTCTCTTATTATCCCAATATTCTGCTTTAGTGTCATTCCCTTCTTTACCATTATACTCTACCCCAGCAGCAATACACTCAGGCTTAATTAGGTTAAATGTCTCTAACATTGGGGAGTGATAGACATGGCTAATTTGAGAGTATACTTTATCCATATCCACAGCCACACCCCGATAGGTAACTTGATCTGATAGTAAAGGAAGGACTTTAGTCTGGAAGTATGGGGCGTCAGTTAGATTGCCATAAAGTCTAATATCTGAGAACCCATCAGCCTTTGCTCTTGCGATTGATTCTTCCACTCTCTTATTTGGGTCTATGCTACCTATGATACCAGCTACTTTAAAATCTTTCTTCGTCTTTGTAAATTTTCGGATAGGATTAGGGATAATTGTTCCCTCAATTCCTTGATACGATTTTTGGAACTCAGAAACAAAGTGAACTTTATCATAAACCAAATCTGGTAATTGCTTTAGGGGAAATACCACAGTCTCATGGCAAGAAAGAATTTGTCTCCTGCATGGTAGCTTATTCTTTATTGGGATGAAATGATAGATTACTACATCATCCTGGTTAATCTTAAGGTGTGTCTGTAAATTAGAAAATTTACAAGTTATCCCATCCCAACCAAAGGGGCCATATAAACAAGAATCAATTCCATTTTCGTTAAATAAATTAACTAGAGTGGAAAGAGCTATTGTAGACCCTCCAGGGCCAGAAAACCCAGTTAATACCTTTACTGATCCCATGGTTTGTAGTTCATCATTTGGAAAGACTTGTCGTAAATCTCAAGTCGATGCTTTACGACTTTGTTAACATCGAAAAGCTCCTCAGTTATCTTGTGAAGATTCTCCCCTAATTCCCGCCTATGCTTATGGTCCTTCACTAGCTTTGATAAAATTCTTAGCCATTCAGTCTTGGGGGCTCCAGGCTCTATGAGATACCCAGTCTCGCCATTTTTAATAACATCACTATAGCACCCAATATTAGATGCCACAACAGGAACCTTATATCTCCCCGCTTCCGCTACTTTGATATCCGACTTGCTATCGTTAAATGCATTCATCTGAAGAGGAGCAATAGCTATATCCATATTTGCGTAAAAGATCCCATAGTCAGCAGGACCTACAGCAAAGTGGGTATTCCAGTTTCTCTGCCCTTTAAATCCCTTTAGAAGTTCAGATTTGTAGAAGTTCCATACCTGATTTTGCCAATCCTTCTTTTCCTTCTCATCCTTGGGAGGAGGCGGCATCCCATAGAAGTCCCAAAACACGTTCTCTCTCCCTACCTTTTGGTTTACTAAGTGAGGAATAGCTGAGAATATCTTAACATCTGGGTTATGGTGGATGCCTCCTGCCCAACCAATCCTAACAGCCTTAGAGGGCGTCTTAGGGGCATTCCAGCCGGGAAGACGGTAGTCAATGGCGTTCTTCACTACAGCCAAGATACCTCTGCAAAACGGCTTTATACGCTCTGCAAACTTAGCCTGGGTGACGGTTACTAGGTGAGAGTTATAATACAAATGCTTAGTAAGCTCACTTAGCCCTTGATTCTTATATACATCAATTAAATGATGCTCATCATAAAGTTCGGTAAGAAGATCGTCAGTATCAAAGTGAACGAACTTCCCTGCTCTGTGAGCCATTTCTTGGACCTTAGCAGTATAGGGGCCTCCAAAGTTACTTATGTTGTTAATTAAAACAACATGAGCCCACTTCATATCTGCGGGAGCTTCCCCTAACTCTGCTCCAGGATACTCAAACTTACCTGTTTGTAAGTTAAGTTTTAATGGATTCTCATCAAACTTAATTTCTACCAATTCTGGGTAAAGCTCTTGAAGTTTGTGGTAGGGCATTAGACTTCTGTAGTATGCACACCCGCCCTGATTTGGGTTTACAACTAATATCTTTAATTTCTTGCCGTCGAACATATCAGATATTATAGCCTAAAAATAAAAAACCCCCTGTAAGATTTTTCATTACAGGGGGAAAACTTTAAGTTTTCAGACGCTCAAGCATCAAGCTTGAGGTGGTGGAGCAGGAGGTTCTACCTTCGTGTGCCTTACACCCAGAGCCTTCAATACGCTAATCAGCGCATCCTTCAGGTCTACGCTACCGTTAGAGGGTAGAATCGCTCTCGCTGCATCTGCATAGTGCTGACGCTTTCTGCGTGACAGCATTGTGAGAAGAGCCTCCAATAGAGCCAACTGAGGGATAAACGTAGCTCCGACACCAGCGAGAAATGATCCTACCTCCAGGAACCAAAGGGCTAATCCACCCTCCTCTTCCTTGATGACAAAATCAATCTTCGGTGCTCCAGCCTTAACCAAGCTATCGGGGGCAATTACAATTTCCTTGCCCTTAAACTTCTCACTCTCTGCTACCTCTGGCGGGAATGCCTGCTTAGGGATAACAGTCACATCTGGACTTGCTAGACCTGGAGGGTCAATCAAGTAATCAGACGTAGTCATATTAAGCCCGTCAAGTGAATCATTAGAAACACATGCGGGGACGAACACCAATAAATTAGCAAACACTAAGTTCTTCATACCTTCAACTCCTTATTAAATCTCTTCTCTCCAAGATCATCATCCTCGTCAGTGTTTCTCTGAGGACCTCTTGCACCATCAACATTAACACGAAGCATGTCTACCAGCTTCTTACCTTCATCATAGTCTCCGATCTTGATAAGACCATGAATGTCGTGCATCGACTCCATCCAAGCCCGAACCTCACGATCATTACCCGCAGGGGTCTTCTTGATACGGAACGTGCTTTGATCGTAGTTATTGAATTCACCACTCTTGCCAAGCTCAAGAACAAAGTCGTTACCCTTCTTGACAGAAAGAACGGTGGTGTTATCGGGATCGTTCTCATCCATGTAGTCTGAGTTAAAGATACCGTCCATGATCTTCTTGAACACCTTTTGGCCCGTGCTGAAAATCTTAACAGCACCCGTCGTATCATCTGGGTTGCTCTCTTGGAATCTGCGGTCAACTGCATTCAGATAGTAACGAGGAGTGCCCTTGATCTTGGTTGCAAGATCGCCAAACTTGCTCTTCGTCTTTGGTGGGAGGCCAAGCTCCTTGTGCATCTTCCACAGCTCAAAGTAGAAATCACACATAGGGCACGACTCGTTCTGAGTCTTGCGGCAGTAGTAGTTCTGGATTCGGCCTTCCTCAGACTCATACCGATGGATGACAGCCTCAGAGAAGAACTGCTTCGAATCATCCTTCCAGGGAAGGATACGAATGATGTTCTTCCCAGGCTCCACCTTCAGGTAGTTGTCCAGGTTGTTGCCAGAGCTAGACTTCTGTTGTCCGCCCTTAAGGAGTTCTTCGTGCTTCTTACGCAATTCATTCAAATTCATGATTTTTCTCTATTTTTAATGGTTGTAAAGTTTTGTCTCGGATCTGAGGTTCGCACTAAGCTGAATCAACATGTCCTTCTTGTGATCTAGCATAATGCAAACCGACTTCAAAAGCAAGTAGATCTGCTCTTCCTCTTGAATTTTATTTTTAAACTCTAAGTATTCATTATTAGAATTAACGAAATCGTCCAAGTATACCGCAGTAGCCTTACCACCCTTGGATCGGTTACTATCGGACTCATCCTTGCGAACAGAAGAGTAAAAATGAATCAGATTATTATTTAATCTGTCCAGCTTACCCTTCTGCATGATCATCAACCCATTATAATATGAATAGATGGAAGGATGCTTAATTAACTCAGAAACTATATCATTCTTGTCGATCTGAGACAATTCCTGAGTTAATTCGAAATAAGCTTCAGGATCAAGCTTACTTAAGTTTTCTTTTGGGTAAAATCGCATACTGTATTATAGAGGATGTGATTAAATATTAACTTTTATTCGCTAGCATCCTGAGCCTGAGCTTCCTCTGCACTCATCTCCTCCATCGTAAGGTTAGTATAGTTAACCGCACCGTGGATGGTATAGTGCTGCTTGGAATCTCTGGCCTTTACGACGTATACACGCATTCTGCCCTTGTCGTATTCCTCTTGCGTCTGGTTAAGAGAGATAGCCCAGTCGGCAGGGCGAATCTTGCCATAGCTATCACCAAGCTCTGCATCGGTAATAGTGGCTACCTTCTTCCCCTGACGGTTTGTTTGAGTTGCCGTCCAAACGAGGATATTGTTTTCCATGGCGAGGCCACGAAGTTCTTGAGCGATTCTTTCCTGGGCCTGATACTCAGCATCAATTACGCGATTGGGGCGCAAAAGTTCAAGGTAATCCACGATAAGGATATCAGGGACAAAATCATGGTGTAGCTTAAGTTGAACAAGTAGTGCTCGAATCTGATTAACCGTGAGCTGACCAGTTGGGAACTCCTTAATAATCAGCCTGGAATCTGCATACTTAGCCTTCACCTTAGTAAGACGATCCTTAACTGTAGGCATGGAGCCAATCTCCTTAAGCCTAGTAGTTGGGACCATGGTTAAAATAGCATCAAATCTTTGGGCAATCTTGTCTTCCGCCATTTCAAGAGAAATGTAAAGAACCTTCTTGTTCTCCTTAATAGCAGCGACACCTTGGTTAACCAGATAAAGCGACTTACCTACACCTGGGGGAGCAATGACCATTGCAAGCTCCTTGGCACTCAAGCCACCATCCAAGAACTCATTATGGGTGTTGAAGACGGTCTTGAATCGCTTCTTCTCCTTGTTATCGAACTGACGATGATATCGGGCATCAATGTCATCAAAGTAAATCTGACCTACATTGACCTCTCGGCAAACGAGCATTGCCTGACGAACCTTCTCTTCAATTTCGGCAATACGATTCTCCTTAAGAAGGAGGACGCTTTCCTTAATGGCGTGAGAAATGGCCTGCTTCTTTGCGTAATCCTCTACTAGATCAAGAACGAACTCACGATTATCGAGGACAGACTGATCAATATTATTGATCTGTAAAACGTCATCTTCGTAATCTGAGAAATCTTGGCCGCGAGGAATGCTCTTCTTGATATCCTCAAGGAGAATGTCATCAGGTGGAATAGTCTTATACTTATCGTAGTAACCTTTGATTCGCTCAAAAATGAAAGCATAAGATGGGAATTCAAAGTATTCAGGCTTGATCAGCCCTACAATCTGAGAATAGAAGTCCCTGTCATGCTTGATAAGGTAAAGAATACCACGCTGAATGTTATCTGAGAATGAATAACTCATTTTGATGATTGTGACCTGTTAGACCTGTTTGGATTAAAATTCTTCTTGTTTCCTGCGTGTTTTACAACTTGTTCTTTTCTTGCTTGTTGGTTAGCTGCAACTTCCTGATCAGTCATCTTCTTAGCTACTCCAGTTTTCACTAAGTGATCCATGTCAGGATCAACAGCTTTGTAGTGGGATGCTCCACCTACACCTTCGATAGCTCTCTTAGATCTCTCTATCGAAGTATTGTAGAATGAATGGGCTTGTTCTTTATCCATACCATCTCGCATGTATCTCTCTACTTTACGACGAATCTGAGATTCATCTTTCTTTACGAGAACGGAGAAATGCTGAACCATTTGATCCCCGCATTCGGGGCATTGCTTCTTTCTAGGCTCTCCGTTCTTTTTTGCAAGAGAGTATCCGTGCTTACCACAATTGTTACAAATCATGGTAATGTCCTTAGCTTTTTCTTCTTTCTCCTGCTCGTAAGCTTCTAACTCTTCAGGAGTTAGAAGCTCACCATCCCGGTAAGTATCAAACTCACCAGTTATTTTATTAAGTTTTCGGATGTAGATCGTCATATCAGCTTCCGCAGGAATTATCACCAATTCTGCAAACCTCAGCCGATGCAGTCTCAGCGGTGGTTGCTGGCTTGGCATACTGTGCTATGTTTTCTGGGGTGAGAGGAATAGCCTGGAGTGGCTCCATTCCCTTCGATCCAGCACGATACACCGTGAGCCCCTTAAGATAAGGTGCATATTGAAGAGCTACCTGAGCAACATCTTCCCACTGTGATGACTCTGGCAGGTTAATGGTCTTGCTGATAGCGTTATCAATATAGCGTTGAATGGTAGCTTGCACCTTAATGTGCTCCTCTGGGGTTACATCATAGGCACCTACGAATAAATCTAGATTCTTTCCCTTCTCAAGATATTCCTTAAATAGTGGATCAAGGACAACTTCCTCAGCCCACGTATTAGCGACACGGTAGCGACGCTTATACATAGCCGCGAAGATTGGCTCGATGCCGCTAGATACACCATGCACCATGGAGATAGTTCCAGTTGGTGGGACCGTAAGCATTACAGCATTAAGCATACCGCGCTCACG